ATAATCTTCTACTGAACAAGGTAATGAGTTTACAGTACCATCAAAAGAAAAGAAACCATTGTTAGACATCCAGTAAGCTACACCATCAATTTCAATAGCTGCATTCTTACCTATTAATCCACAGTTAGTACCCACTTGCTCAAAGCCAAATGTAAAAGGAGCTCCAACAAATTTCATTGTATACAAAGAATTATCTGTCCATACTAAAATGTTTTCCTTAGCTGCAATAGCTCCCATAATTTTTGTACCATCTTGTAATCTTTGAGAACCTGCTGTGTTAGTTGCTTCAATAGTATATGTATTTATACTTTCTTGATTAGAAAATCTAATAAACATATCATCTTGTGTAGCTGCGTCTCCAATAGTTACTTCTGTTCCAAAATGAATTAAGTGTCTAGTTGTAGGAGAGATTAAAGTTTCTCTGGTAGCTGTAGGATTACCTACTCCGGTAGCTATAGCTGTTTCAAATCCGGATGTAGTAGTAGATGCTCGTGTTGTAAATCTTGCAGAAACTCCAGCATTCCATGTAAAAGTTTTACCGTTAGAAATTGTTGCAATTAATACTTGACCAAAATTATTTAAAGACCACAATGCGGGTTCTAGTGTTACTGTAGATGCTTCAACTGCATTACCCCAACCTGTAAAATCTGTTGCATTAGTAACTACTGCGGAGTTATTGTGAGATGTAGCTGTTGTACCTAAAGCTTCTCTTGTTGCTCCAGTGAATGTATTAGTTCCTTTACCAGTGTAGGTAATAAGTTCTGTACCAATTAAAATAGTTCCTGCTGTAGGAAATCCTGTGTTAGATGTAACAGGAATAGTAGTTACACTATCATTAATTCCTGAAGATAAAGTATTTGTTAACGCTCCAGAAACTGTTCCGCCAAATTCACCAACACCAAAACCATATCCATAAGTTTGAGCTGCTGGACCAAATTTTTGATAAGGTTTAACAATCATAGATCCACCAGTTGATACTGCACTGGTTGCTTGGTTTAAAGAATCAATTGTAAAAGTTGTAGGGGTTGGAACTAATAATACTTGAAATAGTTTATCTTCAAAATCAGCATTTGCCAGTCCTGTATTACTTGGTAAAGTTACTGAATCTAAAACAATCATATCTCCTACTGTTAATCCATGGGCCGCGGTAGTTGTAACAGTACAAGTTTTAACTGACGTACTGTTTGTTGCTAAAGTAGATGATGTAAATGTAGTTAGTGTTCCAGCATTGTCACTACGAAAAGGAGTTATGTCAAAAAGTTGTCCTTCAAAATAAAGAAGTAAAAATTTATCTGTACCTATAGCTGTGTATCTGTTTCCTTCTAGATCAACAAATGAATGTAATTTTCTTGAAACACCTACGATACTTTGGTTAAGTAATGATTGCCAACCTCCAACTTTTTCTGGAAGTCCATATCTAAATCTAGTGTTATCTGAATCTACCCAACGACCTACCGCACCAACACTGGTATCTTGTTTATCTATTCCAGGTGCAAATTTAATTTGTTGAAGAGCCATCTGTTAGCTCCTATGCCGTATTCGTTTTATACGCCCAGCCTCTTGTAGAATCTATATATACTAAAGTTATGGCTTGACCATTAACGGCTAATGCTAAATTGTTAGTACCAGAATTAATAGGTTGACCATTTCTTGCAACGGTCACATTGTTAGATCCAAAAGTTCCTCTTGCATCAATAATAACTACTTCATCTCCAATTGCTGGAGAAGCTGGTAATGTAATTGTAACTGTTGTTTGAGTTGTATTTATTAAAAGTTGATCACCTGCCACTGCTGTGTATGCAGTGATAGAAGAAGAAGTGATAGTAAGATATCCTTTTTGTGTAATAGCTTTAGTTGTATTAGAACCATCTGATTTGACAAGCATTATTGCTGCCACAGGAACAGGTAACGCTGTTCCACTTGCTGTCTTAACACTTAGAGTAAATTTGTTTGCTGTAGTTCTATCTGTTGTATCTTCTATTATAAAAACTCTTTCCGAACCTGAAGGCATAATTAAAGTTTGGTTACGTGCTAAAGTACCAGTTAATTTAAAATATAAATTTTTACCATTAGACACAGCACCATCAGTTATAGGTATTGTAATATCTGCATTACCAGCCATAGATAAAGATAAAAAACCTGAAGCTGCTTGTTGTAAAATTTGTAAGTTAGTATTAGTAATAGATCCCCATAGACCAGCTTTTTCACCAGTTGCTACAAGTTCTAATTTTAAATCATTTGAATAAGTTGATGCCATAATTAATAAGGTTTAATTTCCGTCCATGTCATAGTTACTCCTGGAACAATTTCATTCCAAGTAATAATCCCTGGTTGTTTTGAATCTACAACTAATTGAGATCCTACAGGATTTATTAACGCTGTTCCAGTTACTGTAACACTTCCAGTAGCTAAGGTCAACGCATTTCCAGTTACAGGTATTGTAATATCTGTAAAAGCTATTGCAGTTCCAACATTTAATGTAGTAGCATTTCCTGTAACAGAAAGGTTAGCATCTGCTATAATTGTTACAGTTCCAGCACCTAAAGTTAATCTATTGGGATTTGCAATTTCAACAATTGAATCGGCTGTAATACCTACATTACCAATACTAATTTGTAGGGCATTACCAGTAACACTAATTGTTACTGCTCCGTCTGATTCAGACGAGGTAGCAAATGGTAATTCCGCAAACGATGAAAATCCTAACATAAAATAAAATCCTTATTTAGAAGGAAGACCTAACATAGCTCGCCCATCAAATTTGTTTTTCTCAGCAAATTGGCCATCTATATGATTATAGTGTAAAAATACTTGACCGCAAATGTTCCCTTCGAAAGGCTCACGCCAATGTTCAAGTTCACAACCACTATATACTAACATATCTCCTACTTCAAGCAAGACTTTAGTGCCTGTTGGAGCACCTGGTTTAACTAAATTTTCTCTTTCATTGATAACATTATTAGCTCCTGTCCCATCTATAAATATTGGCCACGGCTCACCACCCAAGTTTATCGTAGTAGATATCTCACAGCTTGGTCTGTCTTTGTGTCTATGAAGTGTATCTCCTTTTTTATACACCCTTGCGTAGGAGTAAGTAGGTATTAAATTTAATCCTGTTTCTTGCTGCATTATAGGTAATACTTTCATCAACATAGTTTCCATTACAAAATCTGCATAACAAGAGTAAGTGTTTGGTATTTGTTGATCTGTCCATGTTCCAAGTATTGGAGACTGTGCATGTATGTTATTTTTATACATAAAATCAACTGCTTCTCTTTTAAGTAAGAAGTAGTTAAAAATAAAATTAGCTAAATCATATGATACAGCTTTCTTAATTACTTGATATTTATTAAACATTATACAAACATTCCTTTCTGTAAAAAATTAAATGACACAGATATTCTTATATCATTAGATTCATTAGGGTCAACACAATGCATTAACCATGCAGGAAACATAATTAAACGTCCTGCTTTTGGTTCATAATCTGTTTCTCTTAATAATCTATCAGGTAACTTTCCTTCTTTTTGTTGTGGTCTAGACATACAAGCAACGGATCTTGGGTCATCTATTTTTAAATTACCAGAGTTTTTAGGAGCTTTGATATAATACACACCCGACCATAAAGAATTAGGATGTTGATGTGCCCTATTCATTCCTCCTGGTGGATTGATGTTGGCCCACATATTACCTAAGTAAGGTTCTGATCTTAAATGTTCTTGATCATAAATAGTTTTTTGTGAAGCATATAACATATCAACAAGTTTTGCATACTCAGGTAACTCAGCCATGTTAGTAGGTGAATGCCAACCTTTAACATTAGTTCTTACCATTCCTTTATCTCTATTAGACCAAGCTATAATGTCTCTTTCCAATTCTTGATTAAGAGTTGGGTGTTCTATATCTGCAATATAGATAGGTGTGGGAAATAATAATTCTCTAAACATTATCTAAAAGGTGTTCCTCCAAACCACATTACAAGTGAATTTCTATGTCCACGTATAACAGGTGTTACTCTATGTCTTAT